ATTCGTTCTAATTTTCCGTTAACGTTTGATTCCGAAATACAATACGAAGTTACCTACATAACTTCCGTGAATCCGATTCCTACAACGGAGTACATTCGCTATTCAAACATAACATTAAACCTTTCGGCTTTTACCGATTTAGCGCAACTTGCGCCACAAATGAAAGTACAAGATTTTATTTCGGGAATCTTAAAGCAATTTAACTTAACGTGTTTTGGTAGCGGTGTAAATGAGTACACGATTATTCCTTTAGATGATTGGTATTCTTCAGGCGCTATAATTGACATAACCGAGTTCACGGATAAAACCGAAATAGGAATAGACCGCGTAAAACTTTACAAGAAAATAGGGTTCGCCTTTGAGCAATCGAACTCGTTAATGAATAAAGCCTACTTCGAGCAAGGCTTAAAAGAATACGGGAACACGGAATACCAATACCCATACGACGGTGGAGAATTTACAATAAAAGTTCCTTTTGAGAATTTATTATTTAATCAATTTACACATTCAGGAACTCCAACGGGTTTACAAGTAGGTTATTCACTTGACCAAGCCTACGCGCCTTATATCCCTAAGCCGTGTTTACTTTACAAATATGGCGGTGTAAATTTAGTTGACCACATACACTTTACGGACGGAAGTTCTTTGTTTCAAACGAACGATTACACGATGTTTGGACAAGATTTAACGGACAACGGAATAAAGTATTCTACCAACTTTGCGCCCGAAACTTCTTCGTATTGGTTAACTCCGATTCAACAAAGCATATTTGCTACTTATTACTTTCCTTACTTGACTAACTTATTTAACCCTAAAAATAGGCTAACAACTATTAAGGCAAATTTACCCGTTTCCATTCTTACGGGGTTGCAGTTAAACGACCGCTTAATTATTCGCGACAAGCGATATTTAATTAACGAAATGAAAACGAATCTAGTAACGGGAGAAACTACGTTCCAACTATTGAACGATTTTATGCCCGTCTTCCCTATTCGGGTTATACAAACAAGTCCAAGCCAAGAAGACGTTACCGTGCCTATTACGCTTCCGAATTTTGGATTAATGGGTAATTTTTCTTCGGGAACTACGGGAGTAGTAATTACACCAAGTTCGATAAGTTCTAGTCAAACGATTAGAATAAGTTTACCGCCTGTAATTGGTAATATAAACCGAGCAACACAAAATAATTTATTAAGAACAACCGAGGCGGGACAAGAATTAGAAACGGAAGGAAGAAACGATGTTATAAGCGTAACCGCTGAATACACTTACCAAAACGGAACTACACAAACGCAAGAAATAGTAATTATAAGGCAATGAGTTATATTAATCAAATAGTCCAACTTTTACAAATAGCGGAATTCGTAGGCGAACACGAATACATAGAAATCGCAAAAGGAAAATATAAACTAAACGACAAAATCAAACCCGCGTACAAACAAATGCTTCGCGAGTTATATATAAAAAAACTAAATAGAAATGGCGGAAAAACGAACGATTGAATTAGAGGTTAAAGACAACGTAAAAAGCCTTAAGGCGCAATATAAAGAAGCCGTTGTAGAATTACAAAGGGTAAGCGCCGCCTACGGAGAAACAAGCGCCGAAGCCGTAAAAGCCGCTAAGGCAGCCGCAGAACTTAAAGACCAAATCGGATTCACGAACGATATGGTAAACTCATTTAACCCCGACGCGAAATTTAACGCTATGACCAAATCTTTTGGCGGTGTGTTAGACGGATTCCAAGCCGTTGAAGGTGGGTTAGGTTTAATCGGAGTAGAAGGCGAAGCGGTTCAAGAAGCAATGGTTCGCGTTCAAAGCGCTATGGCTTTTTCGCAAGGTTTACAAGGGGTATTAGAGGCGCGGGATTCCTTTAAGCAATTCGGTACGGTAATTAAAGACGTAGTAGCGGGATTATTCAAAAAGAACGCTGCAACGGCAGCGGGTGCAGCCGTAGATAAAGCCAATGTAGCCACTACGGTAGCGCAGGGGGTTGCTTCAACGGGGTTAGCCACGGCTCAAACGGGGGTGGCCGCTTCAACAGGGGTAGCAAGTAATGCGATGAAATTATTTAGGGTTGCTTTGATTTCTACGGGTATCGGTGCAATCGTTGTAGCGGTTGGGTTACTTATTGCCAACTTTGACAAGGTAACTGCAGCCGTAATGTATGCGCGTGAACGCTTTGAAAAATTAGGTACGGGCGTTAAAATAGTTCTTGCTATTTTGTTTCCTTTTGTGGGTATTATTTACGGAATAACCAAAGCGCTCGAAGCTATGGGGGTTATTGACGATGTAAAGACGGCTAAACTCAAAAAGAACGCAGAAGCACACACGGAATCGGTTATTAAAAGCGCGGATAAACGAGCGAATGCAATTAAAAAAGAACAAACGCAAAACGATAAAAAAGCACAAAGGGAAATAGATTTAGCAAAAGCGCAAGGTAAGGCTACTTACGAAATGGAATTATCCAAAGCAAAATCACACCTTGCAAGCGGTCGCGTTTACTTAGAAGTTCAAAAGTCCAAAATGAAGGCAATAAAAGCCGAAATGGATTTACTACTAGAAACCGAAGACAAGGATTCCGATAGATACAAGGAGTTGAAAAAACGAACGGAAGCCATTCGCAAGATAATGGACGAAACCTACAAAGACAACGTAGATACAAAACACTCCATTGAAATAATGGAAGCCGAACACCAAAAGGAAATGGCGGATAAGGCTAAGCAAGGAGCGGATAATGCAAAGCAAACCGCAGAACAAAACCGCAAAACATACATAGACAACTTAAAAAAACAAAACGACGACCAAGCTAAATTAGAAGAAGAAGCGGAAAACCAAAAACTTGCGTTAATGCAAGACGGAATAGACAAAGAAAAAGCACTTCGACAAGACGCGTTTAACGATTACCGTGATAACTTCTTAAAGGAACGAACACAAGAAGAACAAGCCGCGTTAGATAAGCAATACCAAGACGGAAAAATAAGCCGTGAGGAATATAATAAACAAGTAGAAGAACTAAGGTTAAACGCTGAATCTAAACTAACGGAACAAGAACGACAAATACTTGTAAGCGCTAAAGATTTATTAAACAAAGATTTACTAGCAATAGACGAAAAACATTTAGCCGAAGCAAACAAACAAAAAGAAGAAGACGAAAAGAAACGACAAGAAGAATTTAAGACACGATACAAAGAAGTTTCGGAACAAAACTACCAAGCCACTTTAACCGAGCAAGAACGCGAACTATATTTACTTAATCAAAAGTACGCGGAAATGGAGCTAATGGCAAAAGGTAACGCGGAACAAGAAAAGACCATAGCCGAAGCCAAAGGTCGCGAACTAGACGCGATAAACAAAAAGTACGACGAAGAAGACAAAGCGCGAAGGGAAGCAAGTATTCAACGTAACGCTGATTTCGCTAAACAAGGGTTAACGATTATATCCGACCTTACGGAAATGTTTGGTAAAAAAGGAGAAAAACAAGCAAAACGAGCGTTCCAAATTAAAAAGGCCGCGAGTATATCAACCGCGTTAATAGACACGTTCTTAAGTGCGCGTTCGGCTTATTTATCGCAGTTTACACCCGTTCCCGACCCGAGTAGTCCCGTTCGTGGTGGTATTGCGGCGGGGTTAGCAGTTGCTACGGGATTGGTAGGGGTTGCTAAAATAGCTTCGCAAAAGTTCGAGGGCGGTGGTTCGGCTTCGGGCGGTGGTGGTGGCGCTGAAGGTGGCGGGGGTGGTATGGGTGGCGGTACACAAGCGCCTTCGTTTAACGTTGTAGGTAATAACGGACTTAACCAATTAGCGCAACTTCAACAACAACCTACGCAAGCCTACGTAGTTAGTGGACAAGTAACCACGGCTCAAAGTTTGGATAGGAATAGAATACAAAACGCAACACTTTAATAATAATTAAATTAATAAGTTATGAGAATCATAGAATTGATTATAGACGAACAAGACGAACAAAGCGGAATAGATGCGGTTAGCGTAGTTCATTCCCCTGCGATTGAAGAAAACTTTATAGCCCTAAATAAACACGAAATCGAACTTAAAGAAGTTGACACCGAAAAGAGAATTCTAATGGGTGCGGCATTAGTTCCTAACAAACAAATTTACCGACGAAACGCAAAGAACGAAGAATACTATATTTATTTCAGTTCGGACACGATTAGAAAAGCAAGTGAATTGTTTTTAATGCGCTCAAACCAAAACAACGCGACTTACGAACACGAGAAAAAGTTAACGGGTTTAAGCGTAGTTGAATCTTGGATAATCGAAGACGAAGAAAAAGACAAATCTAAACTATACGGATTCGACCTACCTAAAGGTACTTGGATGATTTCGATGAAAGTTAATAACGAAGAAGTTTGGAACGATGTTAAAGAAGGCAAAGTAAAAGGCTTTTCAATAGAGGGTTATTTTGCTGATAAATTCGAAATGAGCGCGGAAGAAGACGAAGCCACCGAGGTGGTAAACGAACTTAAAAAATTATTAAACATAAAATAAAATGAGTAACTTAAACACAATCCTAAACAAACTAGGGAAAATCGAAGAAATTCACGAAACTAATCTAGGTAAACACGAAATCGAGTTAAATACGATACAAAATATAATAAACTATGTTGTAAAATCGGAAGATATTATTTCAAAGTTTGAAAAATTAGAAGATGAATTCGAACCCGCAGAAAAAAAGATTTTAGCTTTAAGAAAACAAATGAACGCGTATAAACAAGAAGCAAAAATTGCTACCGATGTTTTACAAGGCGAATTAGAAAAGTTGGAAAAACAATCTAAAGAAATTGGAGTGGACTTAAATACAATACCCGCATTTAAGGAAGGTAAAAAGTCTTATGCTTATATTAGTGTTATTTCAAAAACTATTGACGAATACAATAAGCCAATATAAATAAACACGAAATAAATGGCTAAACAAACAAGCGTAACTACTCACGTTCGCAAACCAAAGGTAAAACGTCCTAACGTTCACGCTAAAAGTAAAACGAGCAAACTAAAAACGAGTAAGAATTACGTTAAATTAAATAAAGGTCAAGGATGAACGAAAACGGAAACAAACCACGAGCAGCGCGAACAAGTGGAAAAAGAGCGTGTTTATGTAAAGACGGAAAATACCGCCTTAAGTGTTGTACGGGCGAACTACAAAACCAAGGGATAGGAAGCGATGTAACACCACCGCAACCCGTGCCACCCGCACCGAATTGGAATCCACTACCATAAAAATGCAACAAACAAAAATTAAATAAGTTATTAGATTATGAAAAACATTTTAGACAAAATCAATAAGGCTCACGAAGTTGAAGCAACTAAGTTAGCAAAACACGAAGTAGAATTAGCGATAGTTCAAGACATTATAAAATTATTTTCCGATGGTCAAAATTTAGCTTCTACTGCGGGTTCAATGGTAGATAGTTCAGCGGTAAAATTTGCTGATGCGTTAAAACCATTAGAACAAGCAAAGAAATTAATTGAAAAAGTTTTAGTAGATGCAAAATCTTTAGGTGTTGAAATTCCTAAAGAAACGTTAACTATTTTTAATAAAGTAGATGAATTTATTAAGTATTCTAAAAACTCAATTAATACATTAAATAAAATATAAAATGAAAAATAGCACACTACTAGAAAAAATAAAGGCGTTGTTATCTAACGAAATTAAGTTAGAACAAATGCTTATGGGAGACGGAGTTACCAAAATCGAAGCGGATTCGTTCGAAGCGGGTAAAGAAGTTTTTGTCGTAACTGAAGACGAACAAAAAATAGCCGTTCCCGTTGGAGAATACGAACTTGAAGACGGACGAATTCTTGTTATTGTTGAAGAAGGTATTATTTCCGAGGTTAAAGAAAAAGAAGAGGAAGTAGAAGAAGTTGAGGAAGAAGTAAAAGAGGAAACTACCGAGTCTATGCCTGAAGAAGAAATGTCTGCGCCTGTATCTACTCCTAAAAAAACTATCGAATCCATAGTTAAAGAAACATTCTTTAGCGAAATGGAAAAACTTAAAGAAGAAAACGAAGCGCTAAAAGCAGAATTGGCTAAACTTTCAAAAGTTGACGTGATTGCAACTGAAGCAACCGAACTTAGCGAAACACCTACCCCAATTTCTTTTAACCCCGAAAACGAAGCTAAAACCGAGTTTACTAAAATCGGGAAAAAAGCACCACGCGGAATAATGGATTCCGTACTAGAAAAAATTAATAAATAATTAAAAAAAAGAAAAAATGCCAAATCCAAACATTACAACTACTTACGCAGGTCAATGGGCAGGTAAGTACGTTTCAGCCGCTTTATTAAGCGCACCAACTATCGAAGGCGGCGGGGTAACCGTTATGCCTAACATCAAATTCAAAAGCGTTATCCAACGTTTAGAAACAACTAACTTTTTACAAGATGCAACGTGCGACTTTAACCCTGCGGGACAAGTTAACTTAACCGAGCGTATCTTAGAAGTTAAAGACCTTCAAGTAAATATGACACTTTGTAAAAAAGAGTTTCATTCAACTTGGCAATCCATCGAAATGGGTTACTCTTCTTTCGATACTTTACCAAAATCTTTTGCTGATTACCTTATCGCATACGCTGCTGAAAAAGTTGCAGCCGCAAACGAAATTTCTATTTGGCAAGGTTCTTCATCTACAAGTGGACAATTTGACGGGTTATTTACAACCGCTCAAGCGGATTTATTGTTACCTCCTGCACAAAATATCGCAGGTGGTGTAATTAACGCGGGTAACGTTATTCCTGCTTTGCAATCGGTTTACGATGCTATCCCTGCTTCTTTGTTCGGTAAGCCCGACCTAAAAATATATGTTGCACAAAACGTTCTTAAAGCGTATGTTGCTGCATTAGGTGGTTTCTCAGTATTGGCTACGTCTAACTCAGGGGTTAACGCTCAAGGTACAATGTGGTATAACAACGGAGCGGTAACTTTTAACGGAGTTCCTATCTTTATGGCTAACGGATTGCCTTCTTCTTCAATGATGGCTACAACTACTTCTAACCTTTACTTTGGATGCTCGCTTTTAAGCGACACGCAAGAAGTTAGAGTAATTGATACTTCTGCTACTTTAGGAGATGACAACGTACGTGTAATTATGCGATACGCTGCGGGTGCGCAATACGGAGTTATTGAAGACATCGTAATTTACGGATAATCAACCTAACCAAAATATAACGGGGTGGTGGATAAAACTACCACCCTTTTTTTTAACATTAAAAAACTAAAATAAAATGAGTTGCGATATATCACACGGTAGATTAGAACCTTGTAAAGACGTAGTAGGTGGATTAAAAAACATCTACGTATTGAATTACGGACTTTACGACGAAACCGATATTACTTATTCTGCTACGGTAGGATTAGAAGACCTAATCACGGGTATTTCTTTACCTGCTTTAAGTTCAATTTACAAATTCGAATTAAAGGGTACAAACTCCTTCGAAACAACTATTACAAGTTCACGTGAAAATGGTACAACGTTCTTCGAACAAGTATTAAGCGTTCAACTTAAGAAACAAGACGCGATTACTCACAAACAAGTTAAATTATTATCTTACGGGCGTCCAAACATTATCGTTGAAACGAACGCGGGACAATACTTTATTGGCGGTCTTTTACGAGGAATGGACGTAACAGCGGGTACTATTTCTAACGGAACTGCATTAGGAGATATGAACGGATATTCTTTGACTTTTACAGGACAAGAAGCCGTTCCTGCTAACTTCTTGGATGCTCAAACCGAAGCACAATTAGTTACTTTGCTTAACTCCCCTACGGTAGTTAATTCTTAAGAACTTTGTTTCATATGCGTTAAGGGGGTGGAAACACCCCTTTTTTATTGCACAAAAAAACGGATTACTAGTTATTAATATATGATAGTAGTTAAAGAACAATTAACAAGCCAAACGTTTAATTTTATTCCGCGTTATGGTACACCAACAACGTGCGAATTAATTAACGAAAACACGAACGTTCCTGTATCGGTTGCGGGTACGTTTACGGCAGGAGATTACGTCTACCAATTTACGGCTATCTTACCAACCGAAGAAAACCGATTTTATTGGATGGTATTAAAAGACGCGAACGGAGATTTAGTTCTAAAGGAGCGTATCTTTTGCACTAACCAACCGATAGACACGTTTTCAGTAAATAACGGCGGTTACATTAGCAACCAAACAACTAACGACTTTATAATGTATGAGTAATAACGTCCATATACTTCAACTCGCGGAATATCAACAACCGACTATCCAAGAATCTAAACGCGATGCGTGGGTAGAATTCGGCGAAGATAATAACTACTTCGGGTACTTAATAGATAGGTACACGAAATCCACTACAAATAGCGCGATAATAAACAACGTAAGCCGTTTAATATACGGCAAAGGTCTTAGCGCCTTAGACGCTTCGCGTAAGCCTAACGAGTACGCTCAAATGATGACTTTATTTAGTTCGGATTGTTTGCGTAAAATGGTATTCGATAGAAAACTATTCGGGCAGTTTGCTATTCAAATTCATTACAACGATAAGCACGATAAAATCTTAAAAGTTTACCATATGCCCGTGAATCTTTTACGTGCGGAAAAATGCAACGATAAAGGCGAAATAACGGGTTATTTTTATTCGGATAATTGGGAAGACGTACGCAAGTTTCCACCTACGCGAATTCCCGCGTTTGGACACTCTAAAGACAAAGTAGAAATAATGTTCGTTAAGCCTTACGGGGTTGGAATGAAATACTACGCTTACCCCGACTACCAAGGCGCAATACCTTACGCAGTTTTGGAAGAAGAAGTATCCGACTATTTAATAAATGAAGTTCAAAACGGATTCTCGGGTACAAAGGTGGTTAACTTTAACAACGGAGTTCCTTCGGAAGAACAGCAAGACCTTATTAGTCAAAAAGTATTATCTAAGTTAACGGGTTCGAAAGGACAAAAGGTTATCGTAGCCTTTAACCTAAACTCGGAATCTAAAACAACGGTAGACGATATACCATTAAACGATGCGCCCGACCATTACACGTACCTAAGCGAGGAATGCTTAAGAAAAATAATGTTAGGACACAACGTAACAAGTCCGTTATTATTTGGTATTGCTTCTTCTAACGGGTTTAGTTCAAACGCAGATGAACTGCAAAACTCGTTTATATTGTTTAATAATATGGTTATTAAGCCATTTCAAGACGAAATGTTAGAAGCGTTTGACCGAATCTTAGCATTTAACGGAATAGCCTTAAAACTATTTTTTAGAACACTTAAACCGCTAGAATTTACCGACCTAGAAAACGCAACTACGGAAGAACAAGTAACCGAGGAAACGGGAGCGGATGCAACGGAGTTAAAAGCACAAAGCACGGAAGAACAAATAGCGTTAGCGTTACAAGAATTCGGCGAACAACCGCAAGCGGATTGGCTATTAATAGACGAAGCGCCCGTAGACTACGACACGGACGAAGAAGAAAACAACGCGCTTAAAGGCGAAAAAAGTTTATTCTCACGTTTAGTTGAATTGGTAAATACAGGTATCGCATTCCCTAACTCAAAATCGGAACAAGACGAAGTTATCGAAGGAGTTAAGTTTATTACTAGATATGTTTACGAAGGCGAAGACGGTGGTAAAAGTGGTAAGACACGTCCGTTTTGTAAACTAATGAAAAGCGCCAAAAAGATTTACCGAAAAGAAGACATTTTGCGTATGAGTAAAAGCATAGTAAACGGATATTACGTTAACGCAGAAGGGCGCGAAATAGGCTTCGGAGCAAAAGGCGCACTAACGTACGATATTTGGTTGTATAAAGGCGGTGCTAATTGCCACCACCGTTGGAACAAGCAAGTTTACGCGCAGTTTGATTCACGTTTTGGAATAGACGTTAATTCTCCAAACGCAAAAAGAATAGCCGTAAAAAAAGCGGAGAAATTTGGATATAAAATTAAAAACAATGCACTCGTAAGCACTCGACCAATCGATATGCCGAACCGAGGATTTTTACCTAAATAAAATGGCAGAAGCATTACTAATTACACGGGACGATTTAGTACGATTTACAGCGCTAAACGGAAACATAGACACCGATACATTTATACAATGGATTAAAGTTGCGCAGGATATTCATATACAGCAATACACGGGAACGCAACTACTAGATAAAATTAAAGCGGATATAATCGCAAATACCTTAGCTAACCCGTATTTAGATTTAGTTGAAACGTACTTAAAGCCGATGTTGATACATTGGGCAATGGTTGAATACCTTCCGTTTATGGCCTATACAATGGCGAATAAAGGTATATTCAAACATAGTTCGGAAAACGCTACTAACGTGGATAAAAACGAAGTGGACTTTTTAATAGACAAACAAAAGTATTTAGCTCAAAACTACACCGAGCGTTTTGTTCAATATATGATTTTTTCGGGTAATACGTTTCCTGAATACTATACAAACACGAACTCGGATATATACCCGAACACGGATTCAAACTATACAGGATGGGTAATATAAAGAAGGAATACACACCAAAGAAAAGCAACGTTATTAAGTTGCAGAAATTAATTAAAAAGCTAAACAATGGCAATCAAAATAAGTGAATTAACACCAAAGGGCGCGAACCTAGAAGCAACGGACTTACTCGAAATTTCGGAATCAACTTCAGACGGGTATGTAAGTAAAAGCATAACGGGTCAAGAAATTTTAGACGCGATACCTATTCCAATAGTTAACCCTAAAATGATTGCGAGTTTTGTCGGTTCGGGTGTAATGGGAACTACAAATCAAATAAGCATTTCCGTTTTAATTCCTGCAGGAACGATTTCAACAAACAAAACAATTTATATCAAGTCATTCATTGACCGAACGGTTGTTAGTGGTGCGGGTTCAACTAATTTTCGTTTTTACGTAAACACTTCGAATACTTTAACGGGTGCGACTTTTCTTGGTTCGGGTGCTAATATGGCAAGCACTGTACGTTTTCAAAGATTTGAAAGAAACATTTTCTATGACGGAACGAACTTAAATTTATTCTTAACGGGAACAAGCGCGGCAAATGATTACGTTGCAAGTGCAATTAGTTTAATAGGGTTTAATCCTGCCGTGGACAATTACCTAATTTTTGCCGTGCAACATTCGACGTCTTTAACTGATGTTGCAGCGTGGAAAAAAACAAACATACAATTATATGATTAATCTAACCACCATTAAAGGCGGGTTCGTTATGCGCGAACTAGAATACCTTTTCGAAGGAGAAGCGGAAATTCTAGACGAAACGCAAGCGCACGTACCAACCGACAAAGGAGTAATTTTCTGCGATACCACGATGAGCGTAAACGAAAACACGTACACGAATATAAACGACTTCTTAACCGAATTATATGGATAATCATTTACGCGGTCTTTCATTACTTTATTATTTGTTTTCTTTTACAGGAATCGTGTTCACGTTGTTTGAAGCGCCTTACATATTTATCAAATTATTTGCAGTTGCTTACGGAACTTACTTAGCCTTTGAGCTATTGAACTACTACCAAAATGAATACTAAACTACAACTTTTATTACTTTCGTTTCTTGCTATTTTAGCACCTGTTAAAGGAATGGTGCTTATTACTATCTTTTTTATTTGGGTTGATTTAATAGCGGGTATATGGCGAAGTAAAAAGTTGAAGTTACCCTTACGTTCCCGTGGTTTCGCTCGGACTATTTCTAAAACCTTACTTTACGCGGGTGCGATTGTTTGCGTTTTCTTCCTTGAGAAATACGTTCTAGAAGATTTAATCGGATTGTTTGTTAGTGTTGATTTAGTGTTAACTAAGGCTTTTACGTTTTATTGCGTTTTCACGGAGTTAAAATCAATTAATGAAAGTTACTTCGACGTAACTAAAAAAGACGTTCTAAAATCATTTAAGGAGTTCATAACAGCGAAAAAACAAGAATGGGATGAGTTCAAACCTTGACATTCAAAAAATAGTACAAAAGCGTTTATCGAAAGGGCAATTCTTCGAAGAACAAAGCGACAAAACGCAAATATATTTACACCACACCGCAGGCAATGGAAACGCGGAAGGAGTTGCACGTTTTTGGAATAGCAACGATTCACAAATAGCAACCGCGTTCGTTGTAGGAGAAAACGGAACGATAGTACAATGTTTTAGCTCAAAGCATTGGGCTTGGCACTTGGGAATAGATAGCCAAGATTTCGCAACGCGTGGACTACCTTATAAAAACCTAAACAAACTTTCGGTAGGTATAGAGGTGTGTAATTGGGGAATGCTCAAAGAAAAAAACGGAAAATTCTTTAACTACGTAGGCGGGGAAATAAACCATTCGTATGTTACCACTTTGGAAACTCCGTACAAAGGTTACAAACATTGGTATAAATACACGGACGCGCAAATAGAAGCAACGCGCCAACTTGTCGTATATCTTTGCGAAACGTACGGAATTCCGAAGGCTTATCGTAAAGAAATATGGAGTTTAGATAACGAAGCATTCAAGGGTTCTAAGGGAATATATACGCATAACTCAGTACGTAAAGACAAAGCGGATATTTACCCGTGTCCACGTATGATTAAAATGTTACAAAGTTTATGATTCGATTAATAGCGATTTTAAGCGTTTTAACGATGTTTTCGTGTTCAAGTGAACGCAAGGCTCAATACCACTACCGAAAAGCGCTTAAAAACGGGCTAAAGGTGGTTAACGATAGCGATACGATTAGAATAACTACATTGGATTCGTTCCCCGTAATAAAACACGATTCGATTGTTTGGGAAAAGTTTATCGCATATCGCGATACGGTAATAAATTTTAAGAACGTTTATATACCTAAAACCCGTTGGCAAACTAGAATAGAATACAAAGAACGAGTAAAGACGTTACGAATAGAAGGTAAGACAAAATGGAAGACCGCAAAGGCTTCGCAAGTGGTTAAATATCGTACTTCGTGGTGGTTAGTTTTGATTGCTTTTGTACTCGGATTCGTTCTTCGGTTTATTCTAAATTCTACCTTTATTTCGCGGGTTCGTCTTTTCTTCCGATATTTCGGGCAAATTTAACATTTATGAATGTAATAAAACACGGAAAAAATATCCACGAATTACAATTAGTGGGTACGCAAGTGCACGTAGCTATGCTTTCGGATTTACATTGGGATAACCCTAAATGCGATTGGCAACTATTAAGGAAGCACCTTGACTTTTGCAACGATAACGGGATTCCTGTAATAATAAATGGGGACTTCTTTTGTTTAATGGAAGGCCGTGGGGATGCAAGACGAAGCAAAAACCTACGTCCCGAACATAATAATACACGTTATTTAGATTCAATCGTTGAAACTGCGGTTGAATGGTTCGCACCTTACGCGCATATTATCAAAGTTATCGGATATGGTAACCACGAAACAAGTATAATCAAATACCAAGAAACCGATTTACTTCGTAGGTTCGTTGATTTATTAAACTATAAATGTAGTTCAAACGTTCAAACGGGCGGTTACGGTGGTTGGGTAATTATTAAACAAACTATTTACGGAAATTGTAACATAACCACCAAAGTAAAGTATTACCACGGCTCGGGTGGCGGTGGTGTAGTTACTAAAGGAGCGTTAAACCTTACCCGTTCTCTTGAAATGTACGAAGACTTCGACGTATTTACAATGGGTCATATTCACGAAAATAGCTCACGTAACGACGTTAGAGAATGCGTTAACCACAACGCAAAAAAAGGATATTCAGTTAAACAACGTCAACTGCATTTAATGCTCACGGGTACATACAAAGAAGAATACGGCGAAGGCTCACACGGTTGGCACGTTGAACGTGGCGCACCACCAAAGCCATTAGGCGGTAGAATATTGAAAATTGAATGCAAAGAAGTTGATAACTCATTAGTAAAGAATATAGATTCTTTTAAGTTTCCGTTGTAATTTAGCACCATAGCGTTTAGGGGGGTAGAAATATCCCCTTTTTTTATATTCATTAGGTAAAGAAAATCCGTTTTTTTATACACGAACGCGCCTAATTTAAGATTATCCCCTTATTTTTATTGAGATTATTTAAGGTTATTCCCTTATTCCTTATTTAGAATCATTATAAATTTGTAGAAAAGTGAAAAAAATTTGTTAAAAAGTTTGGTACATTGAAACTTAGTATTTATATTTGCGTATAGTTATTCACTAAACAATTAAAAAAAACGATATGAAAACAGCAACATTAGTACACGTAGAAACAGGAATAGAGTATTATAAAAATGATGTTTTATTTATTCCATCTGCAAATGAAAAATTATTATGGTCTTTATTTGGAACTCCTGAAAATGTAACAATGATACAGCAAACTTTTGAAACTCAAATAGATGAATTTACAGGGTTTACAAAAAAAGAAATTGAAGCGAAATTAAATGATAATTTTGAAAAAGGGTTATATAATTTTTTGCCTGCAATGGGTGTAAATCAAAACATAGAATTACGATTTTAATAACAAAACGGGGGGTGCGCATCCGTAACGCACATTTAATTAAACGCTATGGAAACAATTATTAAAGCCTACGAGCAAGAGTTAAAAGACAACTATTATGAACTACGGGACGCGTTCGGCGCGTTAGACGAAGCAACCCAAAAAGCATTCCGCGAATGGATGGTTATTGAAGAATTATTAACCCGCTTAAACTTGAACAATGAAACTATTTAAGAACTTATTTAACGACCTAGACAACGAAGGTCAAATGATGTTAAACACGATTATCGAAGCCTTAACGTTAGTTGGCTTGTTTTCCGTGTCCCTTTTATTAATCGCATATTTTATTATCTTATGAACTTAGAAATCCACTACCCGTTAGCGTACTTTTACGCAGAAACTTTTGAAGGAGAATGTACCTTCGAACTATCCGTAGACGAAGACAACGACTTGAACGTAACTATTTGCACGGCGATAGCTTACCGCTCGGACTTAGAAATAGAATTAGAACACGTACTCACGGATTACGACTTACAATTAATCGCAACCGAAATTTACGACGATTTATTGAACTCCGATTTACACGACGAAGTAACACAACAAGAATATAATAACAAAATCCAAATAGCATATGACAACGGCAAGAACTCACGAAGAATATAATTTACCCGAGCAGGTTCGGTGGTGGCTCAACGGCGAAGGTTGGGTGCATAAAAACGGACACTTTAACTTTAACCATTATTGTAACGTAGTAAATGCAAAATATGAAGAAATACGAAATAACCCATTATTACCAAGAAACTCCGAAGGCGCAAAGAAAACGAACAAAATCCGTTGTAAAAGCGTATTCCCTACACCACGCTAAGTTAGTGTTAGATATTTGGGAAGGATTAATAATTAACATTAAAGAGATATGCAACTAAAAAACAAATTCACGGACTTAATAGAAACAAACGACCTTCGCAAACGGAGCAGAAAACGAAAGTATGTAAACCAACGCGGTTACCTAATTAAATTAATGCGCGGGTACGGATTCTCGTATATAGAAATCGGCGAAATGTTAGGGCTTAACCACGCTACCTGCATTCACGCTTTTAACAATGCGAACCTTTGGGAATCTATAAACGATAGGCACTTTTACAACGATACCGAACACTTACGCGCTGCGATGAATAACTTTAAGGTTAACAGAACGATGAATGATTTATACCTAGACGTTAAAAACGCAGGCGGTTTAAAAGACCTTGAACATATACAGGAACGAATAAGACGCGGGGAATATGAAATAAAATTTACTTACGAAGAACAAAATATGAATTAATTAGTTATCTTTGTAAGCGCGCTCATCCTACATTATAAGCGCATAAAGAAGTTATTAAGCTCTTAAATGAACGTGAGGTAGGATGCACGGGATTTTAGGGGCTTTTTTTATTGCTTAAAATTTAGACCAATGGCTAAAGACAAAAATGGGTTTGTATTGTATAAAGACATTATACACACCGCAGAAAAATTAACCGACGAACAAGCGGGAATCTTGTTTAAACATATTTTAAGGTACGTCAACGACGAAGACCCCGAATGCGATTATTTTACTGAAATAGTTTTTGAACCAATTAAACAAGCGTTAAAACGTGATTTAGTTAAGTATGAAGAAACTTGCGTAAAGCGTAGTGAGAATGGTAAAAAAGGCGGTAGACCTAAAAACCAAGAAGAAGCAAATAAACCAAATGCTTTTTTAGATAAGCAAACAAAAGCAAAAAAAGCCGATATAGATAGTGATATAGATATAGATATAGATATTAATAATACAAAGTTTAATTTTTTACAATCTTTAATTGAATACGGATTCGATAAAGAGTTAGCTAAGGAATGGTTAAAGGTTCGTAAGGCAAAAAAAGGAGTAAACACAAAAACCGCGTTTAACTCATTTATTACCGAAGTAGAAAAAAACGGACAAGATAAAAACTTAATTTTGCGAACTTGCGTAGAACGTTCGTGGAATGGTTTTAACTCCGATTGGTTGCCAACAAATAAATTTAACGAACTATCGGACGATTTACAGCAAACCGCAAATATATTAGCGAAGTTAAATTGGAAGGACACTAAAGACTACAAAAATGCTGACTAAACAAGGGGATAGCTTACAATACCTACTAGATTACAAAGAAGGTAAGATTCAACAAGGCTTAAAAATTGACTGCGTGTTAGACGATTATTTACGATTCAAGCCTAAGCAACTAAATATAATTCTCGGACACGATAACGTAGGTAAAACTTATTGGGTGTTTTGGTACTTCCTTGTCCTTGCATTAAAACACGGACTTAAATTCTGCATATGGTCGGGAGAAAATCAAAAGGGACAAATACTGCGGGATTTAATACAAATGTATAGTGGCGAACCATTCAAGAATCTAACGACTAATCAAATACATTCCTATTCAGCTTACCTAGAACAATTTTTTTACTTCGTGGATAATTCTAAACTTTACAAGCCGTTGGAACTTTTGGAAATCTTTGCTAAGTCCAAATGCGATGTAGGATTAATAGACCCATTCACAGGCTTAGACCGCGAAATGACTTACGAAGGAAATTATACTTTTATGAACAAGGCGCGGGAATTCGTAAACAAAACGGGTATGACTATCTACATAAACACGCACCCAAATACTGAAAGTGGAAGAAGCGCAAATTTATACACGGACGGAGATTTTAAAGGACACTTAAAACCACCACTTAAAGACCACATAGAAGGCGGGAAGGCTTTTCTAAATAGATGCGATGATATGTTTGTTATTCACAGGCTAATTAAACACGAAACGATGAAATATAACACAATGATAGGAGTTGAAAAAGTAAAAGATATGGAAACGGGCGGGAAGCATACGGGAATAAACGACCAAATTTTATGTAATTTTAACTCGGGGTTAGGTTTTGAAGTTTACGGAATCAACCCGTTAAAAGAAATGAGAACACCAAAACCAAATAATTTTAAATTTTAGTTATGGACGATTATACAATTTTACGAAGCCAAGTTTTATTAGGGTTTACCTACGCAAAGATTCAAAGTAGTTTAGACGAAATAAAGACGAAGCACCCAACACGAACGGACTTAATTACTTCAATGGAAGAAACGTTAGAACACATTCAAGAAGTTAAGTTATCGTGGAATCAATTCGAGCAAGAATTTAGAGCAATGCGCCAAAACGGATATAGAACGGACTTAATTAACTTGGACTTACGAGAGGAAAACAATAGGCTTAAAGCCGAACTAAACGCAATAAGATTTTAATATGCGCTGCAAAAATTGTAAAAGCGTATTTATTCCCGTTAGGTTTAATCAAAAGTATTGCCTAGAATCCGATTGCGTTCGTGTTTGGGTAGAAACTGAAAAGGAAAAGCAATGGAAGAAAAAGAAAAAACAACTAAAAGACGAACTCCAAACGCTACCCGAGTTACTTAAATTGGCTCAAATAACGTTTAACAAGTACATTCGACTACGCGACAAGGATAAACCTTGCGTAAGTTGCGAAAAGCCGTTAGGGGCAAAATATGACGCAGGACATTATTTTAGTATGGGTGGACACAAGGCAGTAACCTTTGACGAAGACAACGTTCACGCGCAATGCGTAACGTGCAACCAATATAAACACGGAAACTTATTAAACTACCAAATAGGAATCCAACAACGAATAGGAGCGGATAGGTTAATAGAATTACATTCCCGCGCTCACGATGTTAAGAAGTGGACAAAAGACGAACTAAACGAAATTATTAAACGCTATAAACAAAAAATAAATGAGGTTTGAAACACTTAAAGACCTGCAAAACGAATACGAGGCAATAGCAATTTTTTGCGATGAGTACGAATTAAGTTGCAGGAAGTTAGACGAAAACGATATAGATTTTGAACTAATCAAAGACGAACGAATAATAGGTTACGCAGAAGTAAAAGGAAGAAACAAAACAATACAGGAAGCCTACCCGTTACCAATAGCCGTTAGGAAGTTAGTTAAGCTAATGGACAAAAAGACGAACCCCGTAATTATTTGGAAGTGTTACGATGGAATTATATACGGCAAACTTGAAAAACTTAAAGGACAAATAAGAATAGGTGGTAGAAAACCCCGCGAACATTCCGTTAACGATATTGAGTTAATGGCCTATTTTGATAGGTCAACTAATTTGAATGAAAAAAAAATCTAAAAAAAAATTCAAAAAAGTTTGCAGATTGAAATAATATGTTTATATTTGTGTATAATTAAAAACGAAAACGCTATGAAAAAATGCAGAACCAAAAAAGATTTAATTAATAATCCTTATGTATCGAGTATACATTGCGAATATCAATATGGGGTATTTGATAATTACGACGATATTTATATTTTATCTCTAAAGGGGGATTATTGGTTTAAGGAAGAAGAAGTTGGTTGTTTACACGAACCAACAATTTCGAGATTAATTTCGAGATTTAATTCAATGACAATAAGTAAAAGAACAGACGGATTTTAATAATAAGACAAGGGGTGCGACTTGGTTAACGCACGTTTTAATTTATACGCTATGAAAAATTTATGGAAATCGTTGGCAGCCTTCCAACAAGAAGTACCCGTAATTCACAAGGGGACACAAGGCTATGGGTATTCTTACGCAGATTTACCGAAGATTTTTGAAGTAGTTAACCCGCTTCTAAAAAAACACGGATTAGGCTTTACGCAATTACTCGATACTAAAGAAGGAATCGACTATATTGCTACGGTTATTTTTCACTTTGAAAGTGGCGAAACGTTAGAATCAAAGGTAGCAATTCCGCAAGTCGAATTAAAAGGAATGAACGATTACCAAAGTTTTGGCAGTGGTGTTACTTACTTTCGTAGATATGCTTTGAGTTCGGCGCTCGGATTAGTTACGGACAAAGATACAGACGCTTCGGGCGAACAAGTAAAGAAGAAACCAACTATCGATAACAAACGATTAAGTAAGGCTTTAGAAATGATTGCCGAAGGGAAATACACTAAAGAAGAACTAATCGAAAAATTTGAGTTAACCGAAGGTCAAACTAAACTACTCGAAAATATATGAAAGTCCGCGCTTCTCAAATTGGTAAGATAATGACTAACCCCCGCAAGTCGGGGGAAGTCCTATCGCAAACGGCAAAATCTTATGTGGAAGAAGTCGTATTAAAAGAAAAATACGGAATCCGAAAAGAATTTAGTTCACGTTACACGGATAAAGGAAACGAAGTCGAAGAAGAATCGATTGCACTCGTTAACGATGTTTTGAATTTTAAGTTTATTTACAAGAACGACGAAAACTTTACAAACGATTGGATAACAGGAACGCCCGACGTAAACACGGACGAAGTATTAATAGACGTTAAAAGTAGTTGGGATGCTTCTACGTTTCCATTCTTCGAAACGGAGTTACCTAACAA